TGCTGCGCCTGTAAAGCCATATTGGCCTGTTGCGCAGCCAATTGCTGTTGAAAGTTCTGCGATGCCGCTGCGTTTTTGAGTTCCTGTTGCGTAACGCTCTGCCCAAAAATTTGCTGCAAAGCTTGGTTTTGCGCTTCGGCTTGCGCAAGCGACTGCTGGTAATTCTGCGCAATGGCTTGGTTGGCTAATTCCTGCGCCGATTGGCCCATACCAAACTGCTGCAACAATGCCTCGCGATTAAACTGACCCGCGCCCAATGCCTGCTGATAATTTTGCGCCATTGCGGCGTTTTGCGCTTGCTGCGACTGCAACGCCTGCTGGAAGTTTTGAGCAATAGCTTGGTTTTGTGCCTGCGTGGCTTGCTGGCCCGTTTGGAACGTGGCTAATTGAGCCTCACGACCAAATTCACCCGCTGCAACGCGCTGCAAGAAATTTTGCTGTTGTGCGGCATTGCCTTGCTGCGCCTGCGCCAAAGCTTGTTGGAAGTTTTGAGCTTGCGCTGCGTTGAATGCCTGTTGCGCCTCTTGCGCCATGCCAAATTGCTGCCCAGCAAGTTGCGCGCCTAATTCGGTTTGACCAACGGCTTGACCAAACTGTTGAGCTTGCGCGGCGCGTTGCGCCTCTTCGGCTGCCAACGTTCCCTGCAAATTTTGCTGTATGGCTTGGTTTTGCAACTGTTGCGCTGATTGCGCTTGCGCAAAGTTTTGTGCAATTGCTGCATTTTGCGCTTGCTGCGCTTGCTGGCCCATGCCAAAGGACGCTAATTGCGCTTCGCGTCCAAACTCGCCCGCCGCAAGGCGCTGCTGGAACGCTTGCTGTTGCGCCATGTTTTGCGCCGATTGCGCGGCCAACGATTGTTGGAAGTTTTGCGCCAACGCTTCGTTGTACAAGCCCAACCCTTGTGCGCCCATTCCAAACTGCTGCATGGCCGCTTGGTTGGCAAAATTCGCCAGCGCTTGCTGCTCGGACAATCCTTGCTGACGCATAGAGGCGTCAAGCGAAATACCTTGTGCCGCCGCTTGCAATAAAAGATCGTTTTCTTTTTGCATTTGCGCCGACATAGCGGCGTTGTATGCCTCGCCGCCAGGGCGCAAGCCTTGGTTAATTAATTGCGTTTCTAATTGTTGCCGCTGGCCTTGCAACTGCGGAGCTAAACGAGACAATAACGCCGTTTGCGCCGTCATGCCCGCGTTGACCGGCATAGCAGCCAAGTTTGCGGTGTTTAATTGGCGCTGCAATTCGGGTGTTGCTAAATCGCCCTGCGCATAACCAAATCGGCCCTCTTGTACGTTGCGCGATACATCGCCTACGCCCGACAAATTTAAATTTGGATCAATTTGACCTGCGGCGGGGCCGCCACCCGCAAGGCCAAATAAACCGCCGGCTGGGCCGCCCTGCGCAGTGCCAAATGCGCTTGCGCTTGTTCCCGCGCCCACGCCGCCAACACCTGACAAATTAAGACCCTGCAACAATGGGGTGAGCGCAGAGGCGAAAGCTGCATATTGTTGTGCGTTGGGGCCACCCTGCGCTATACCCAGCCCAGATAAATCAAGGCCGCCAAATTGCATTCCTGCTGGGCCACCTTGCGCGGTGCCATACGCTTGCCCGCTCGGCGCGCCCTGCGCCGTAAATTGATTTGCTTGTAATTGCCCTAAATTAGTTGGAACCGAGGGGCCAGCGCCTGCAACGCCGTAGTATTCCGATCCTGGGGCCATAATCGCCCCTTGGACATTAACGTTTGCTTGTGCCTGCTGGCCGGTTCCCATTTGTCCCGGCAGTGCGTTTACATTATAAGTTTCGGCTGGCGCATATGCGCCTGTCGTCGGCGCACCCGTAATGGTGCCGCCTGCGCCTTGCGCCAAGGCTTCCGCTTGCCCCATTTGTGTAATGTCATCGGGTTTAGCAACCGTGCCATAAGGGCCAAGCGCGCCGTAGGTTAAATCAGGAATGCCGCTAGGCGTAAAAGCTGACGCAATGCCTAACTCGTCAAGCCCTTTAGCCGCACCCGCTGCGGCTTGAGACATATAAAGCTGGGCCAGCTCCTGCTGACGTAATGCAGCTTCTGCATTAGGGTCAATGGTTTGCCTAATCGTCGGCTGTTCAATGTAGGTTGTAAAATCTTCCTGTGATGGTTGCGGCCCCGCATTTAGCGGGTTTGTCATTACGTTTTGACGCCATTGCTCCATCGCCTTGTTAAAGGCATCTGTGTCAACCGTCGGGGTTTTTGTCCAAGTAACTTCCTGCGACCCCGTGGGGCCGTAGATGTTGGGATTGGACATGTACGCCGATTGCTTGGCAGCCGCCAAGTTGGCCTCACCCTGCTTGACAGCTAGGGTGGCGTAATCAGGTGCTGGCGGCGGTGCCGGTGATTTTTTGCCCATACCTTGGCTCCAAATAGCGACACCCTTCTGGTGTCTGCGTCATCAAAACAATATCTCCAGAGTCATGCGCGGCATTTTTAATTCGCGCTTCCTCGGAAAAGCCCATTTTGCTGACCAACTTGAGCGCTCGGGTATGATTGCTACTGATTGGCCCGATTATCTTATCAACATTTGCGACGTTGTACGCATAATCGTATATTGCCGCAATATAAGTGGGCGTAACACGGTGCCACGCAAGATGGCACACCACTGAACGCCCGTTCCAATTCTCAAATATCGTTCCCGCGACCAATTCGCCGTCGCGTTCTAATCCAATTGCCACCGATCTTTCAGGCCAAAACGCCCCATCGGTGTGATTAACCACCCAAAAGCCCACTTCGGGGCCGTTGACTATATTCCAGCCCATCCGATTTGATACACCACATCGGTTGACGCCCACTGGATTTGCAAGTTTTCGCTTACGCTGTTAAACGAAATAGCCCCGCAATACCCAATCCCCGTAACGCCTGCTTGGTTATTGGAAATAACCACATCAGAGCCCCATAACGCTACATCAAACAGCCCTACATCCCACAGGCCCGCGACAGATGGGCTAAATGACAATGCGCCCGTTTGGTCGGCGGTCTGAAAATCGGTATTGATGCCGATAACAATGTTGGGTTGGCCGTTGCTAAAAATGCTCGGTCGAGCGCGGGTAAAGTATTTAACAACTCCTCGCGTCTCGAAATAATTAAATGCTTGCAATCCTTTTGTTTGGATTGGCTCACCGTCATCAGAATAGCCGCCGTCACCCGTTGTCCATGCTTTGGCAACATATCCATTGCCGCCAAAATACGGTTCGTTGTCTACCAACGCCCAACAAGATGCATTCCAACCTGTAAAGTTGCACCACGCCTTGGTGATGTTGTTCATTACAAATTGCTGTTGGCCCGTTGATACTGGCACATTAACAATCAAAGCGTTGTTAAGCGGGTTGTAAAGCAATCCCCACCCAAAGGTGTCTTTGTAGGTGCGCGCTGCTGCCGCAAAAGCGCCTTGAATTTTATCCGACAGCGCAATGTTGGGGTCTAGCCGTGATGATTGCAGCGCAGACGCAAACGGTATCAACCCGTCCAGCGTTAAAATCAGCAAATCGCCGCCGTATTTCGTCATGCAACGCCGTGAAATTGGCGCGCCAATAACCCACACACCAATTAGCGCCCACGTTGCAGCACTGCTGGGGTCGGTTCCGCGATAAACAGCAACTTCGCCTTGATCGGTAATAAAAACCAAGTTGTCGTCAACGCCGTAACCTGCGTCAATCGTCCACGTTGCCATTGACCGCAGGCTGCCACCCAAGTGCATGACGCTCGACAAATCTAATGGCTGTGCCGCGCCGCCAATAGATGCGGTCGGCAAATACCACGCTTTCAACGTGTCCTTTTCAATAAACCACATTCGGTTTTTGAATAAGGTTGGCTGAATTAAATTAGCTGTTGTAACGCCTGTAATCGCGGGCGTTGATACGCCATCAATAGGTGTCCAACTTGTGCCGTTGTATAAAAGCGGGTCATCTACACCGTTTGCGGCATACAAATATTGGCCGCCGCTAGTTGTGACGTTGGTGTACTCCCATTGCGAGTTGGATAATCCAGCAACCAGTGACGAGCCGGCTGTGCCTGCCGACGTTACGTCAAAAATTTCACCGTCACTAATTGCAAACAGTTGGACATTTGCACCCGCGTTATACGTCATTAACGTTTGTACTTCCGCAGGCAAACCCGTGACATGCTTTACATAACCGCCCCGCAAATTCACATTCGACACGCTTGGAAACATGTTTTCCAAGTACACCGCATCGGTCGGAGCCATATTGGCTAACGCATCCCGTGAATTCCAACCGCCCACGGGCGCAGGCAACGACGCCACGTTTGCTGTGGTGCGTTGAATTAACCGCCTGCGAACAGGTGACGCCATTAGGTGCTACCCGTGCCGTAACCGCTGTCAGGGATGTTGTCGTAACCGATCAACACCGTGCCAGGTCGTGGCGCAAACGACAAATTAGCCGCAGCGGTATCCTGCCCAATGGCCGTTTCTAGCTCCATCAGATAATCGCGATATAGCGCGGTCGTATCAAAGCCTTTTGCTTCAAAGTATTTAAGTTTGGTGCCTAGCACCATAACGCGGTCTGGATAAATGCAAGTATCGGTGTCAGCGGTAAAGCTGTTTTTTGGTACGCCAAGCGCGCTTTCTACCCATGCCGCGCTGCGGTACTCGAAACCTAGCAATTCGCCCGCATTGGTGCCTGGCCATATCTGAAAATATTTACCGAGCAAACGCCAACGGATACGCGGGCCAGTGCTGATGTAGCCCGATAGCAGCCATTGCCACTGCTGCGGAGATTCAGGGCCAAGCATTTCCCAGCGCTTGCTTTTATCCCAATGCGTGCGATTGACAGTGCTAACGTAATCAGCAGGCAAATCATATTTCACCTTTTGAAAGATGACTTTTCCGTTGACCACCGTTTCTGTTGGTGCGTAATTGATCGCTACGGACGTTGCCCCCGTAACCGCCGTAATGTAGGTCGCATTGGGGATGCCCACGCCCTGCACTTGATAACTTTCGGATAACCCTGCGGTGGTAGGAATTCCAGTAATAACCGCCACACCATCAACCCACGACGCTGTTGTTGTCGTCGCCTCGGTGTAAAAAGTATGTTGGCGCGTCAATTCACGCCAATCTGCACGACGGAGCAACTCATATCCGCACGCATTCATCAGGGCAAGAATCTGAATGACATCCTGACTAGCGTTGCCCGCAATCGTTTGCGGGGTTGGAATTCCCAGCTCGTTTGTCACTTGCTGGAAAAGTTGAACCATCGTGCTGCTCATGCTATGCCTCCATTACAGGCTCTTTCGGTGGCCTGCCGCGCTTTTTGGATTCAGTCGCCATCATCGCCTGCATCTGCGCTTGCAATTCTGCCAGTTGCCGCTTGGTATCTTCTAGCTCTGCGTTACTTTCAACACGGTTTTTGCGGTTTAAGAATTGGCGGGCGCGTTCGCGTAAACCTACGCCGCCCATGCCCACACGCTGCAACTGTGCGTCGGATGCCAACGCCAATTGCTCCACCGTCAAAAACTTTAAAATTGTTAGCTCTGCGATTTGATCGCGGTTAATTTCATCAGGCGCATCTGCCAACCATTGTGATAGCGGGGTGCCAATTTCCTGTGCTGCGCCTTCGCTCTGCTGCATTTGGAAATACAACCACTGGCGCGGGAATCGGCCTTTATGATCCTCTCGCACCGGCTGGTCAATAACGTTTGTTTTGTCGCCAGGCGCTTGTATCCGTACATACGAATTGCCCTTGTTGGGGCCGTCCTCGCGAATATAAAACTCAACGTGCAATTGAGCGTCGGCGTTGTTGATGTCGCTATCTAATGGCATTGTCCTTGCTCCTGTGGGGATTACAGGTTGTTGACCTGTGTTACGGTACAAATGATTGAGGGAATCGCCGGCCATACGCTTGTGGCGGTGGCCGCTAAAACTACAACGTCGGCGTCATCTGCCGCCCACATTAATTCTACATAATTTGTGGCTTCTAGCTGAATGACAAAATTCCATGCTGCTACTTGACGCGCCGCAGTGCCTTGTAATGTCACTGTGGTGGAAGTGTTTGGCACGTTGGTGCCGTTTTTGCGTAGCCATATATAAACATCTGCCGCGCCGCCTGATGCCTTGTCTAATTGCGCTGAAAATTGCACGTTGTAGACGCCCTGCTCGTCTACCACTATTCGTGACGTTGGCGAACCAATAGACACGCCGTTGCTACTGTCTGTCGTGTCAAACGTCATCGCATACGCAGTGTTAATGCTCACGATGGTTTGCGTGGTTGTGTCTGAAAATGCGCCGTAATGCAAAATAGGAACAGAGCGGCCAAAGCCTTGCAGCTCTTCCCACAGCGTATTTGTCACAGCATAAAACATGGCCGAACACTTACTGTTAACTGTTCCGAATCCCGCTGTATTAATTGTGCTGCTGGCGTCATACGGATAAACCGTCAGCGGATTTGCGCCACCGTTGCGCACAATAATAGTTTCGCCTGCTTCCGTTGGCGGTAATTTCACGCCAGTGCCTGCATCCGTGGTTGTAACGTTGTTGTATACAAACGTCAGCGCCGTTGCATCGCCTGCGGATGTGCCAGCGGCAATTACGCTGGCGTTGCCGTCACCACAAATTGCAACGGTAGACAGGCTGTTAACGCCTGATCCTAATACGCGAGAGGGAATTGCCATTACGCTGCCTGCGCCTGCTCGTTACGAACGCGCATAATTTCAGCAATTAAACCTGGGCCTTTAACGTCCACCGTTATATCGCCCATCACTTCAAATAATTTTTGAAATTCGTTGGCTTGTTGAGCCATTGCCATATTGCAATTGAATTTTTTGCCGGTTGGGCCGCCTACCCACACATCAATCGAGGGGCCGGTATGTTCGCCTGTAAATCGCTTCAAGCCATCCTCTCGATTGCAACTGTCGTAGCCGTACAGGACAAAATTGCGGAAGCCGAGCAGATAACCAATGTTGATGGCACGCAGTCCCGAGGTCGTCCCGCCACCCACGGCTAACTTGCCGGGGCC